AATTCAGTACATTCATTCATAGCAAGTAAAGACTTTGTATCTTCTAAAGGTGTAGAGTTTAAAAAAGGTGATATCCTAAAAGCGGCAAGTTGGGCAATACCGGCTTTGAATGCTCCAAGAGGTAACATTTTTGGTGAGTACGTTGTTAAGTGGACAGGTGCTTGTTATATGGACGGTCAGAAAAGATTGATGGTTTAATGAGCGAATTAATAGAAAAACAATTGAACAAAATGTACAAACACTTTAATAAAATAACAGGAGAAAAAAAGATGATAAAAGAAGATGTAAAACAAGTAGTTAAATTTGTAAACGCAAAAGTAGATCCAACTCAAATATGGCATGATGCCAAAGATGCGGCAGTTGAGGCAGTTAATGAATACATGAAGGATAAAGAAGAACCTATGTATTGTGGATTTGCAAATGTTAAAATCAGACCTGCAAGAGGCAAATTTGTTTCTTGGTTAAAAAAGCAAGAGATTGGTGATGTTGCATACAATGGTGGTTGGAGAATTTCTTACTACGATATGATGCCATTAGGACATCAATTTAGAGGTACTCAATCATTGGACATCAAAGAAGTGGCTTGTGATGCCTTTGCAAAGGTATTAGAAGAACAGTATGGTTTGAATGTGATAAGTGAAAGTAGAGCAGATTAAGGGGTTGACTTTTTGGTCACTAGAAACTATAATAGTAAAATAAGGCAAACATAATTAGGCAACATAAAAGGGCACAAATGAAAAACACAATTTACGTACTAGAAGGTTCTTACAGAAACAAAACAATAGAGAACCAAACATTTCAATTAGTAAAATCCTACACACCACATCCTCACAAAGAAGGTGGATTCATTACAGTTAAAATAGAAGACTTGGAAAAATATCCAGGTGCTACAAAAAAACAAATCAGAATTAATTTAGAGTCTGAAAACAAATTAAGAGATAAAGCACCAGAACAAGCAAAAGCAGAATCAGATTCTGAAACTGTGGAGAGAATGAGAAAAAGATTTACAATCCTAGACAGTATGACTAAGGCTTGTAAAAAAGGTGATGTGAGAGCAATGATTGTTTCAGGACCTCCAGGTGTTGGAAAATCGCACGGTGTAGAACAAGTGTTAGATAGATATGGAGTTGTTTCTGCACTTGGTAATACTCAACCCAAATATGAAATTGTAAAAGGTGCAATGTCTCCTATAGGCTTATATTGTAAACTTTACAATTTTTCAAATGCAGACAATGTGTTGGTATTTGATGACTGTGATAGTGTGTTGCTAGATGATTTAAGTTTGAACATATTGAAAGCGGCACTAGATTCCAAACGAACTAGAAAAATTTGTTGGAACACAGATTCCCATATGTTGAGAAGAGAAGGTGTACCAGATACTTTTGAATTTGCTGGTTCAGTAATCTTTATTACTAATATTAAATTCGATAATGTAAAGAGTAAGAAATTAAGAGATCATCTTGAAGCATTGGAAAGCAGATGTCATTACATTGATTTGACTATTGATACAATTAGAGAGAAGATTTTGAGAATTAAACAAATTGTTGCTGATGGTATGTTAAAAAGTTATGCACTACCAAAAGAAACAGAAGATGCCATTGTATCGTTTGTTGATGATAATAAGAGACAGTTAAGAGAAATAAGTCTCAGAACAGTCTTAAAAATTGCTGATTTGGCAAAAGCATTTCCGGAAAATTGGTCGGACATGGCAAAAAGTACGGTACTGAAGCCTGTGTAAAAATGTTGACTTTGGTACCAAAAGGTAATATAATATGAATATGAAAAAGCAAAAAAGAAACAAATTGGAAAGAAAATTAGACGAATACAATCACACAATGGAACTGATTAGAACAGTTGTTCCTATTGCGGTGTTATGTCTACAAATATACATTTTGGTGAAACTGATATGAGAACACAACCTCAAGAAGTAATTGCTAAACTAGAAGCAGATAACAGTAGATTAGCAAAAGAAAAAATATTGCTAGAAGCAATGAACGAAGGATTGGATGAATTCTTTGAAGGTTTAAGAATGTGTTTAGATAAGTTATACACATTTGGAGTAAAGCAAGTACCAACCAAAGATGATGTTATTTCTGCACAAGGTTGCAAATGGGAAGTGTTTAAAGAACTTGCTGAAAAACTTAATAAAAGAGAATTGACAGGTCACGCGGCAAGAGATGCCATTAATCTTGTGATGAGTTCTGCAACCGCAGAACAATGGAATGGCTTTTACAGAAGAATTTTAATTAAAGATTTGCGTTGCGGTGTTTCAGAAAAAACTGTGAACAGTGTAGCAAAAAAGAACAAGTATGGCAAGTACATGGTGCCCGTGTTTACTTGCCAACTTGCCCACGATTCAGCAAACCATGAAAAGAAGTTAGTGGGTGAGAAGATGTTAGAAGTAAAACTAGACGGTGTAAGAGTGGTTACTATTGTGTACCCAGATGGTAAAGTTGATATGTTTAGTAGAAACGGTAAAGAGTTTACAAACTTTGGACACATACAAGAAGAACTTTCAGCAGTTGTTAAAACAAGTCCTCCACCATATCCTGTGGTTTTAGATGGTGAAGTGATGAGTGAAAACTTTCAAGACCTAATGAAACAGGTACACAGAAAAGAATCGGTGAATGCCAAAGATGCAATATTGAATCTATTTGATTTTCTGCCATTAGAAGACTTTAAAAAAGGTGTTTGGGACAAAAGCCAAACTGTAAGAACGCAGATGTTAAAAGCATGGTACGAACAGCATAAAACCAATTTAAACGTCGTTACAGTGCTGGACCATGAAATTGTGAACTTAGACACACCTGAAGGTCAGAAGACGTACACAGAGGTGAATAAAAGGGCCGTAGAGGGAGGATATGAGGGTATTATGATTAAAGATCTCAATGCTCCTTATGAATGCAAAAGAAGTCATGCATGGTTAAAGTTAAAACCATTTATAGAAGTAAGTTTGGAAGTTAAAGCAACAGAGGAAGGAACTGGTAGAAATGTTGGTAAATTGGGTGCTTTGATTTGTGAAGGTTTAGATGATGGAAAGAAGATTAAAACAAACGTAGGATCTGGATTGAGCGATGACAACAGAGATAAGTTTTGGCAAAACAAAGACAAATTGATTGGACAGATTGTAGAAGTAAGGGCAGATGCTATTACAAAGAATCAGGACAGTGAAGATGAATACAGTCTAAGGTTTCCAAGGTTTATGAGATTTAGAGGATTCGATTTAGGAGAGAAATTGTAATGGAAAAGAAATATGAACATGGATACGAAGAAGCAAAGACTTCCGGCGGTGCAGTTTATGAACTTGGTGTCAAGGCATCAAAAAATGCCAAAGCAATTAGAAGGATCGCAGAACCACTTATGAAGAAACACTGGCATGACAAGGTTACAAATTTACATAGAATTTATAGAGTAGCAGAGTATTTGCACCAAAGACAAAAAAGAGGAAAATGACACAAGATAAAGCACAAAAAGAAATAGAAGAAAATATTAATCATGTGATTAAAACAAGGATTCAACCTGGAGTTGATGCACATGGTGGTGTTGTGAAACTAGAAAATTTTGACATGGAAACAGGAACAGTGACCATGTTGATGAGTGGAGCATGTTCTGGTTGTGCCAGTAGCGCCGCAACACTCAAACAAGGCATTGAAAATATGTTGAAACATTACATACCTGAAGTTAAATCTGTACAAGGAGTTGATGATCCTAACTTCAACGATCCGTATTTTAAAAAAGAGCCTAACCCATTGGCACCAACTATGTCATATGAGGAAATGTTGGATGAATTAGAACAAGTTGAAACAAATGACAAAAAAGAGGAAAATGACTGATAACAAACAAGAAGTTCAACCAAAGAAAAAAACTTGCCCTTGTGGAAGGTCTCCTATTGCATTGTGCATTGGTTGGCATTCTTTGTCTGAAAGTGAATACAAAGCAAAATTAAAGGCTTGGAACGAGCATCATAACAAAAAGGAGAAATAATGGATATATGGGTGAATCCGAAGATTGAACAAAACTTGAGAAAAGAAGGATGGAATATTCCTGTGAAACCAGAAACAGGTCCAATATATTACAACGACGTTGAAGTTGGATTTAGCGATAATTTTATAGGATTAAGAATAAGAGATCAACATATAGACGCAATTAAATTTTGTGTTAACAATGAGGATAGGTTAAATTTATGTTTATGGAATATACCGGAAACAGTGAAGGTTACGTGAATCGAAAAAAAAATATAGGATATGAAGTGATTAGACAAAAGCAATGGGACGGCCCTCCATACAGTTATTCAGTTAAAGTAAATGGAAAATTAAAACGTATGAGCGGATTTGATGAAGAACACATTAAGAACCAATTGTATCCTAGGAAAGCCAGTATGATAAGAAAGGTAAAAGATGTCTAAAAAGAAGTATGATTCGTATGGACACATGGTGCAATTAGGCAAAGTTTCATCATTGATGCAGGCATCTGTGGCAATCACTAGACTTATTTTAAAAGAAAAGAAAGCATTGAAAAAATTTGAACAACAAAAATTACTACAAGATATTAAAAAAGATGACTAAAGATATAGAACCTATAAGAGAGAAACTGGACGATAAAATTAAGAAGTTGAACAGTACTAGAGTATTCAAAAAAGTTACTCCACTGCACGACTTGAGTTGGTATGTGAAATGGGTATCAGTTGTGTTTGTGATTATTGGTTGGATGTTAACATCTATAAACTGGTTTCCATACAGCATAATATTCCAGATGACAGGAGTTGCTGGTTGGTTATGGGTAGGATTTTTATGGCACGATAGAGCCCTTATTGTGTTGAACAGTATTGGGGTGGCATTATTAGGTGCGGGTTTGTTAAAATATTTGGCAGGAATGTAATGAGCAAAGAAGTAGACATAATAAAGAAAGCAATGGCAGACAACAAGAAAGTTTTCTTGAAAGAAATGAAACAATTAAA